CTATATTCGGGAATAAAAGAGCGGATACACATTGGCTTGTATTTATGAAAGTAGGTGATTCAGAGTGAGTGGTGGAAGTTGGAACTATTTATACTCAAAAGAAATTGACGACCTCATGCAGTACAGCAACATTGAATTATTGGAAGAAATGTCTGATTATCTCAATCAAAACGGATACGAAGATGTGGCAAAAGATACAAGGCGGTTAGTTGAATATATCAAATCAGCTAAAATAAGAGTGGAAACGCTCTTTGAAATGTTAAGTCCTGTTTTCAAAGCTGTTGAATGGTATTGTAGTGCAGATTGGGGCAAAGATAGAGTTAATAAAGCAATAGAAGAATACAGGAATGGAAAGGGCGATTCGGAATGAAGATTTTAAGCAAGAAGAAATACAATAAACTCATTGAAGATTTTGAAAAATCACAGAAAAAGGTCGAGAAACTCGAAAGGATAAACGAGAGCCTTGGAAAAAAGTTAGAAGATAAAAAGACAAGTTGCAAAATGAATAACGGAAAAGACTTCTGTTTTAATTGTGCAAACTCTTACAGATACAAGACATATTGGGGAACAACAGAAATTGAGCGGTGTGGTTGCCTACTTGATGTGTCTTGTGAAGATTTTAAGAGAAAAGAAGATAACTAACTAAAAATCAAAGAAAGGAATAGGTTGTGCGCACATAAAACCGAGGTTTCCTTTTGGTAGATTTTAGAATGAAAGTACATTGTTTATTTGAACAGTCAGGCACATTCAAGAATGCTTTCAAAAAGTATGGAATTGAAGCCTATGACTATGATATTCAGAATGAATTTGGCGAAACCGACTATGTTACTGACCTTTTTAAAGAGATAGAGGGGGGGGTATCAAGGCGAGCCGAGTTTGTTTGATAAGATAGGCACTGATGATTTGATATTTGCGTTTTTCCCTTGCATAAGGTTTGAAAATCAGATAATGCTGTGGTTCAGAGGGCAGTCGGCAAGTCAGAAAAAATGGTCTTTAGAAGAAAAATGCGAATTTGATATAAATTTGCTTAAAGAAGTTTCACTTATGTATGATTTGGTAAACAAAATGTTTATTATTTGCATGAGAAAAGGATTGAAGCTGGTAATGGAGAACCCTTATTCGGAAGAACATTTTTTAAGGCGGTATTGGTGCTATTCTCCGGCGGTAATTGACAGAGACAGGAGAGATAGTGGAGATTACTTTAAAAAGCCTACGCAGTATTGGTTTTTGAATTGTGAGCCACAGAACAATCTTATTTTTGAGCCAATTAGTTATAACGCTATCGAATGTAAGGACGCTATAAGGACAATGTCAAAAGAACATTATGCAAAAACGGGGGCAGATAATAAGAAAACAGCAAGGTCAATGATACACCCACAGTATGCAGATAGATTTATTAGGCAATATATTCTTGATGAAGAAATATGGAGAGGCAAATAATGAAAGACGAAACAAAGCAGGAAATACAGATTCTACTTGACCTACCCAAAGGCAGCCTTACAAGAAATGGTGTAAGTATGGCAACGGACAGAGAGGGTAACTTGATGTTCTTTGATACGTCTACATACGTTAGAAGTAAAGGCAAGGAATTTGACGGATTCAGAATTAATATTAACGATTTAGTGAAGTGACAATGTGACAGAACTTGAAGAACAGGAGCAATAATATGGCAATATATAGAAATGTTCAATTATCATTTTGGACTGACAACAAGGTTGAAGATGATTTTACGCCAGATGATAAGTATTTCTACATATATTTGCTAACAAATCCACAGACAAATATATGTGGGTGTTATGAGGTTAGTTATTCGCAAATGACAAGGCAGACAGGTTATAACAAAGATACTGTTATCAGACTGTTAGAAAGGTTTGATAAGGTACACAAGGTTATTAAGTTTGATTCAGAAACTAAAGAAGTGCTGATATTACATTGGTATAAGTATAACTGGAGCAAATCAGAGAAAGTCTTGGCAGGGGTTTTAGGAGTTGCCAAACATATTAAATCTGACGAATTTAGAAAATATGTTAATGATATGGTTGATTCCATTAAAAATGATACCCTATACATAGGGTATACATACCCTATGGAGACATCTGTTTCTGATTCTGATACTGATTCTGTATCTGATTCTGTTTCTGTTAATAATAATATAGTAAATAAAAAGAAAGATAATATAGATAATAATATATATATAAATATTATTAGTTACTTAAATAACAGATGTAATACCAGATATAGATACAATACGCCTAATACTAAGAAACATATCGGGGCAAGAATCAAAGAGGGATATACTGAACAGGATTTTTACACAGTCATAGATAAAAAAGTTAATGAATGGCTTGGAACTGAAAGGGAAAGATATTTAAGACCAGATACCTTGTTTGGCACGAAGTTTGAGAGTTACCTTAATCAGAATGTTGTTTCTGAAAAGCAAGGCAATCAGAATTTCAATAAGGGTGCTATTGATTGGGATAATATATAAAGGAGCGATGAAAATGGAAAAATTTTATGTTGTTACAAATGAAGATTATTTAAAAGAGTTACATCGTGATGAAGTAATAGAAAAAAACAGAAGAGAATTCATCAAAGATTTTTTCAATCGCATAGGAATAAGTGGAAATCATTATTATATGCGTGGAGATGGTAATGTTAATGTTGCGTTTAAGGAAAATACAAAAAGTAATATTGAATTGTATATTGATGATGTGCAGGAAAATAGTGAAAAATTTGGCAATCAATTAAACAAGCCTAAAATGTTTGCAGGTCAAAGTATGAGAAAGTTTAAAAAAGGTTGCAAAATATTAAAGCAATTTCAAGATGAATGTATTGAAAAGGAGATAGTTATTAATGCTTGCCCTTTGATGTGCGGAGACTACTTCAAAGAAACGGAAATGGGTGGCTATTCAATAACAAGATTTAAATGCAATGGAAAACAATACTTGCGTATGAGTACTAATTGCTATAATTCATTAACTCCTTGCGAAAATGGCTTTGAAGAGATAAAAGGTAGTGAGTTTTTTAAAGCACTTGAATCAGCAAGGGCAGGTGGTAAGAATGAGTAGATTAGATGATACGCTCAATAAAACAAATTTTAGAAGTGATTATCCGTACAACGGAAAGATTGAATCACTTTTAAGAACAATAGCAATCAATAGTGCTATTATATGTGACAAATTAGATACTATTTCTAATCAATTAAAAGGGAGCAGCAATGACAAGGGAAGAAACAGTTAAAATTATCCGCATTATGTGTGATTGCTACCCTAACTACAAGCCTAACAACCTATCAGAAACAGTAGATGTGTGGAATATGATGTTGGAAAATTACAGTTATGAACAAGTATCAGTCGCACTTAAAGCATACATCAACTCTGATATAAGCAGATTTGCCCCAAGTATAGGGCAGTTGATAGGTAAAATACAGACTATATCACAGCCGCAGGAACTTGACGGAATGACAGCTTGGGGGCTGGTTAGTAAGGCATTACGGAATGGCACATATGGAGCGGTCGAAGAATTCAACAAGCTACCGCCACTTGTCAGGCAAGCGGTTGGTATGCCAGATAACCTTAAAAACTGGGCGACATCAGATTATCAGACGATAGAAACAGTAATACAATCAAATTTTCTAAGAACTTACGAAACAGTTGTTAAGCGTGCGAATGAAATAAATCGTATGCCGGACAATATCAAATCACTTATCGAAAAGACGAATACTAATTCGTATAAGGCTCAAATCGAGCAAAAATTCCAAAGAGATATAAATACATTACAAATTAAAGAAAATGCCCTTATCGGTCAAAATACAAACGCAGAAGAGTATATTGAAGCACCTCAAGATATTCAAGAAAGAATAAACGCCATGAGGTAAATTATGAAACCCAAAAATTGTATTTATCCCGATTGCCTTAACTGTACTTTAGATGATTGTTTATACAATACGCTTGAACAGCCGGATATAGTTCAGCAAAATAAACTAGATAAAGAAATTGCCTTTAGAAATAAATTAGAGCAATTAGAACCTAAGCAAAGGGCAAAGGCTATATATGACAGAATGTATGAACAGAGCGAAAAAGGCAAAGCTAGACGCAGACGATATAATCAGTCGGAAGAACATAAAATTAGTCAAAAGAAATATTTTCAGACTGAAAAAGGCAAGGCTGCACAAAAAAGGTATAAGTAATCAGAAAAAGGCAAAGCTGCACAAAAAAGAATAGAAGCTAAAAGGATTGAAACCGGTAAAAATGCCATATACTGTAAAAGATATCGGGAGAAAAAGAAAAGAGAGGCTATGTTAAATGAGCAAGTCGGAACAACGAAGATTTCAAGAACAAATGATGAGAGTTCAATTAAATAGGCAGAAGAATAAAGAAAATAAAGAAATGTTTGGCAATGCCTTAACAATTCTATTATGGGTGCTGCACGATAAATTCGGATTTGGAAACAAGCAACTAGAGCGGCTTATTGATGAGATTGATAAATTCAATGAAGATTTCAACGCAGGACTTATAGATCCGAAAGAACTTATTGAACAGTTAGAAGAAGAAACAAAAATAAAAATTAAATATTAAGGAGTATGGCTTATGAAGTTTTCAGAACTTACTAAGCCGGAACTTGAAAAGATATTGGAAAATGCCAATTTTACCGAGGAAGAAGAGAGAATATTCAAACTTCTTTCTCGGAATTTTACACAAAAAGAGATAGCTGCACGATTATGCGTATCGCAAAGAACTCTTGAAAGGAGAATAAGAAACATTAAAAATAAAATTGAAAGGGTGTGCTGTGATTGGAATTAACAGACAAAGAGTTGTTGAATTATGTACTGGAGAATGGTATTATCTCTCGTGACGATGTTCAAAAACAAATTGAAATGAACGAAAGGAAAAAATATTTAAAAGCACACAATAATGAAATCTGGCAAGGAAAGGATAAGAAGTGGTATACATACTTGCCAGATGAAAGCATATCAAGCGGCAGAAAGCTGCTAAAGCGTTCAACACAAGAGTCTCTTGAAGATGGAATTGTGGAACACTACAAGAAACTTGCGAATGAACCTTTAGTTAAGACTGTATTCAAGGAATGGGTAGACCAAAAACTTGAATATCACGAAATCAAGAAGCAATCATATGATAAGTATAATGATAATTTTGCCAGATTTTTCACTAATGAAGCATATCACATGGCAGATAAGAAAATCAAGTACATTACAGGAGATGACTTAGAATGCTTTATTAAGACTGTTATTGCCGAATGCAAACTGACGCAAAAGGCATATTCTGACATGCGAATCCTTATTAATGGCATTTTTAAATATGCCAAGAAAAAGGGGTATACCAATCTAAGTATCACACAATTTATGGGAGACTTGGATTTATCACGCAGAGCTTTTACTAAAAATGTGAAAAAGAAAGAGGAACAGGTGTATTTCGAGGATGAAATCCCAAGAATCACAGAATATCTATGGCAACGATATGATATAAGGAGCCTGGGATTATTACTTATGTTTGAGTGTGGAATGAGAGCTGGCGAGTTATCATCACTTAAGTTTTCTGATATTCACAACACTGTACTGAAAGATGGAACTATTAAACATTATATTTCTATACAAAGAACAGAAATCAAGGTCAGAGATGAAAATGGGAAATGGGCTAAAATAGTAAGTGACTATCCTAAATCTGACGCAGGATTAAGAGATATAATTATTCCAGATAAAGCTGTAAATACTGTTAAGGCAATTCGCAGATTAAATCCTTTTGGAACTTATATGTTTGAAGAAAAGGGAGAGCGTATAAAGGAACAAGCATTTAACAGAAAGCTGCATAAGATATGTAAGGCGCTGGACATTAATTATCGTTCCACGCACAAAGTCCGCCGGGCATACAGTGTTGCGTTGTATGATAATTGCGTGAGCGACACTGTTATAACAGAAATGATGGGGCATACAAGCATTGAGACAACAAGAAAATATTACATTTACAGTAATAAGACTGATAGAACTAAGATTGAGCAAGTTAATAATGCTATCAATTATTAGGATTTTGATTACAAAGTAATCAAAGTAATCAAGGTGCAAAGCCAGAAGCCCAGTAATAGAGCGGAATAAGGAAGTAGTCAATGCAGTTCGATTCTCTCATCCCCTGCTATTTTTTCAAGGAGAAGAAACACTGCAAACCCGCATAAACACTGAATGAAAGGAGATTTTTTGAACATCGTCTTTTTGCAGGAAAATAAAGAGGTAATCAAGAAAGTAATCATAGAAGTTTAGCAAACGCCGTAATGGCGTTGTTTTTTTGCTTATTTTTGGCGGATAACTGTCGGAAACATGACGGTTAATCCGTCTTTTTTTGTGTAAAAATTAAGTCAGAAAGAGAGGTAATGTGCATGTTTTCAGACGAAGTTAGAGAAAAAATCTTGTGCAAAGAAGAATTGCAGAAACTTGACTTAGTAACATTATCTCTTGTTATCCACGCAATTGAAGAAGTCTTGGAGGAGGTAGAAGATGATAAACAATCCTTATCAGACAACACCTATGATGAATAATAATTATATGTCTATGCAGAATCCATATGCAGATAGAATGAACTTTTTACAAAATTATCAGCAGAGCTTACAACAGCCAATGGCAGGGACACAAATGTCCTTAGCAAATCAACAGCCTATACCACAGCAGATAGCAGGTATTAATGGCAGAGTAGTACAGGCAGTTGAAAATATAAATGCAAATGAAGTGCCTATGGATGGCTCAATGGCATTTTTCCCTAAACAGGATTTGTCGGAAATTTATGTTAAAAGTTGGAATGCTAACGGAAGAATTAAGACGATTGTGTATAAGCCGTATACGGAATCTGACGGAAACAATGTTAGTAGTCCGACAACTGATATAGAAAACGCTAAATTCACCCTATCAGACGAAAGCACAGAGCTATTTATGAATAAATTTGATGAACTATCAGAGAAAATAGGACAGTTAGAAGATAGATTTGATAAATCTTTAGGAACACAAAGAAAATCTTCAAGAACACAAAGTAAAGGCGGTGATGAAGAATGAACCCAATTAACATTTTTCAGATGATGAAAGCTGGTCCGCAACAGTTTATACAGCAGATGATGGGAAATAATCAGATTATGAGCAATCCTATGATGAAAAACACTATGCAGATGGCACAGCAGGGCAATATGCAAGGCATAGAGCAGATGGCTAGAAATTTATGCAAGGAAAAGGGATTAAATGCAGACGATGTATTTAATCAGATAAAAAGCAGATTTGGTAATTAGTAGCATATTAGATGTCTTTGCAAATTACCTAGGTGACATCTTTATGAATATATTTTTAGGAGGTAACAATATGTTTTCGAATTCAAATTGTGCCAGTATACCTTTAGTCGCTAATATTGACGGCAACGGCAATAACGGCGGATGGGCTGACGGCGGATGGCTTTGGATAATCGTTGTATTTGCATTACTCTTTGGATGGGGCAATGGCGGATTTGGCGGTTTTGGTGGCAACAATGGCGGTGGCTATGTTGCAACAGCTGCTACACAGGCTGATATTCAGAGAGGCTTCGACAATTCGGCAGTTATCAGCAAGTTAGATGGCATTTCCAACGGACTTTGTGACGGCTTTTATGCTATGAACAACAGTATGCTCACAGGTTTTAACGGCATAAATACAAACATTATGCAGACAGGTTATGGCATTCAGCAGGCTATTAACGCTGATACAGTTGCTAATATGCAGAATACCAATGCTTTACAGTCACAGATTGCTAACTGCTGCTGCGAGACGAGAGAAGCCATTCAGGGTGTAAACTACAATATGGCAACTAACACTTGTGCTTTACAGAATACAATGTGTAACAACACAAGAGATATTATTGACAGCCAGAATGCAGGCACTAGAGCAATCCTTGACTTCTTAACACAGGATAAAATAGCAACACTTACAGCAGAGAACAATGATTTAC